TAAAAGTTAGCAAATTGGTTACTATCAATGTTATCTAATAATGCAGCATTAGAAGCTGTGCCTGTTAGCGCACCAATAAATGTTGTACCAGTTACAGTACCAGCAAAAGTTGCATTTTGTGAACCATTTATTGTTAATGCTGTTGTGCTGTTTGTTCTAAAATAAAAATCATTATTACCAGTTACAGAAAAATAAGCATCATTGCCACTATCAATTTCAATTCTTAAAACTTGGTCACCATCTGCGTGTTGCCAATCTAAATTTACATTGTCAGCTTTTAAATCTACATTACCACCAAAAGTTGCATTACCAGTACCTAGCATACGGAATCTATTTACTCCACCACTTTCTAAATCAAGTATTTTATCTGTTGCATCTGTACTGGCTAATTCAACTAATAAACCAGCATTGTGATTGCTTCCAGCACTTTGAGTGTTAGAAAACGCAGCAATATATCCTTGATTATCAACTTCCCAGTTTAACCCTGATAGATGTACTGATAAACCATCTGCATTGGCTATTCTAGTTGATGTGTTTGATAATAAGGTAGGTGGCGAAGTAGTATTTATTCCGACATTTCCACCATTGAGATATGAATTTCCATTAGAATTAATATTAACTTTAGTTACATTACTATCTTTCAAAAATAAAAACCCTTCATCAGTACCGCCCCAACTTAAACCACCATATTGGTTGCCTGCTCCCGCATACCCATAGATAACATTTCTTACATAAGTAGCGCCATTTACATCTAATTTACTACCAGGCGAAGTAGTTCCTATTCCCACCGAACCACCATTAAAATAAGAATCACCACTTCCAGCTATATAATTAGTAACAGTGCCTGAACTATTTCTAATTAATAAAATACCATGACCACTACCATCATTACCAAAATTTAAAGTTCTAGTTCCAGCTGCATTTTCTGACCTTAAAGTATCTCTACCATTTGCTGCGTTTCTTACACACACAACACCATTTGTACTATCATCATAAACATCTAATTTGTAACCAGGCGAAGTAGTGCCGATACCAGTGTTGCTGGTAGCATCTAATATAATATCACCACCAGCATCTAAAGTAATATCCCCACCAGAATGGGATATTTTATTATCATTTATATATAACGAACCATCTATTGTTACACTATTAGTATAAATATCGGTATTCACTGTGAACCTATCAGCGGTAATAATCATACCAGTACTAGATGTGGATATAGAACTATGTTCATCACCATTTTTACCAAATACTATTTGATGTGTTTGAGAAGTGCCACTTCTTGATAAATTTAGATATCCTGATCCTAATTCAGCACTATTTTCATCAGCAATACCTGTATTTCCAGGATTAATCCCAGCAGCTGTAGTTCTATTTACTAAATAAGTAGTTGCTTGAGTAGTACCAGCAAAAGTTGCGCCACCAAGATGGGTAAATGATATTTTTGGTGTTGTTGTAGCATTATGATAAAAATTTAAAAGAGTTGATGACCCGCCAGTAGCACCAATATCCCAATAATTTGAAGCAGCGGGTTGTGATATTATTCTTAATGCTGAAAATAAATTAGAAGATACTTCTGTTGAAAATGCGTTAATAGTTGCAGCAGCTGTAGCACCACTACCAGCTAAAATTTTTCCTGAAAAAGTTGCAGATGTGCCTGTTAATGTTAATTCAGTAGAAGTCCCTATTTTAAATAATAATTGTTCAGATGTATCAAAAGTTAATCTAGCATAATTGTTTTCTTGATTATAAAAATATAAATTAGGGGATGAATCAACATGATCGTCTAAAACTATATCACCACCAAAAGTAGATGATGTATTAGTATTTATATTACTAGTATAAACAGTAGCCCATCTATTGCTAGAACCACCCAAATCTTTTGCGCCATTTCCTGATGGTTTAATAATACCAGTAAAAGTTGCTACTGAACTACTTAAATCTAATACTTCTGTACCATCTATCAAAAACTCTATTTTTGTAGAACCAACTACATTATTTGTATCTGCTGATATTTGTAATTTATCAGAAGAAGATTTTATTTCGTGTATTAGGTTAGTGGTTGATGTATCTGATAATGTTAAGTTAGGGTTGACATCTGATATCGTTATATCCCCACTTGCAATAGTGCCACCAACAATTAAATCATTAGTTAATTCTAATTCACCACTTGACCAAATTCCTCTTTGTGTTGAACCTTGTTTGAAAACATATTTGCCACTACTATTTGTAGATTGTGACCAATAACTACCACCATTATAAACATCTATTGAACTATTTAAAACTAATTTTACACTAGGCACATTTATTTCTGTGGTTCTAAAATCTGCTATTTCTGTACTACCAACTCTTAACGATAGCCCAGCTGTCGGTCCGCTCAAATATCCACCTGTAACAATATCACCACTAGCTTCTAAATTTGTTGTAAATATAGTATCGCCATCAACATAAAAATCTGTGTCATATGTTAATGTAGAATCATTAGACCAAAACGCTAATTTATTTGTAGAACCAACACCAGATAACACACTAGTATTGTCAATTTTTTTCCATGTATCAGTACCACCAGCTTCAACAAACACCGCCCAATCGCCAACTTTCCAATCTGTAATACCATCTAAATTTGTTGTGCCTTCTACCGATACATTATAGAAGTATCCAATAGTACCTGTGCCACTTGCTAATGTTGGACTATTAGTGGATGCATTCCAATTTCCTTGAAAATTTAGACCACTAGGTATGGCTTCAATTTCAGAATCTACATATCCTTTGGATGCTGCATGAGTATCAGCTGTTGGCGTTTCAGGAATAGTCACTTGACCTGTGAAAGTTGCAACCCCACCAACATCTAAATCTGCTTGGGCAATAAGATCACCACTTGCTGTAAAATTACCATCAATAAAATCAAAGATAAATCTGTTGTGTGTTCCACCAGAACCATCATAATCTCTTAATGTCCAAGTTTGAGTAGCGTCACCTTGAAAATCAAAGTAGAAGTCATTATTATTTGAATGAAATCTTGCTCCTTTATCAGAAGAATCCGCAGCAATTTCATTTCCTAAATATAGATTTGCTGTACCGCCTGAACCTAAAACTTGTTTTCCTGTTACAGTAATATCCCCTGCTATTGTTACGTTAGTGCCACTAGATGACATTATACTATCGCCAATAGTATCGCTATCAGTCCATTTAGCTATATAGTTAGCAGTACCGCTGCCATCAACACCACCAATTTCGCTTAAAGTAACCCAATCAGTACCACTACCAGTGGCGCTTAATATTTGATTTGATGTACCAGCTGAATTACCAGAATCATAATATTTTCCAGTAACTCTAGCATTACCAGCTACGTGCAACACTTGTGATGGTGATGACGTGCCTAACCCTGTGCCTGTTGCATTAATATGAATGCGTTCACCACCAGCGGAATATAAAGACATTTCTGTATCAGTACCAGTAATGTAAGTTTTACCAGCTGCGCCTTCTAAATAAATTCGTTGACCACTATGTACCGCTAACCATCCAGCAGTTACATAGGTGTTGCCAACAATTCCAACTGTACCATTTACGTGAAGTGTATATGAAGGGCTTGATGTAGCTAACCCAATTTTAGAAGCGCTAGGATCACCAGAATTTATATCAACATAAAAGAATGTAGAAATTTGAAAATCTTCATCTGAAATATACACACTAGAATCATTGCCAAGTCCATCAGTAATGATTTTTTTAGTTGATGTTATACCTACGTTATCACTTACTTTTAATAAGCCATCATAAGTGTCTTTTATTTTAGTTCCATATAGAGTTGACATACTAGATTTTTTACAAATTTACAAAAAATAAAAGGTCAAATTTTACCTTGACCCCTATACTTTTTTTTGCGTTGTGAAAGCGATTCATTCTTTGAATGTCGTCCTGGTCTTTTTTTAGGGGGTCGTCTAAATTCAATAGGGTTTATTGCCTTGCTACGTTTACGCATTACTTATTGATTTGCCCTTTTCATAACTACGCCCACCGAAATATGCCAGAATTACAGACATCATGACCTTTTCAAAGGTGTCATTCCAAGTTTCATTTATATGAAAACCTATACTATCTACGCTATCTAATATACCAGCAAATGAAAATATTACAATGCACCACACTAATACTAATGGGCGTACATTTTTAGTTAACCAACTTGAATTTGGTGACATGTCCGCTTTCCATCTTTCACTAACTTCTTCCATTTCTTTATTTTGTTGGTCATAAATCATTTGTTGTAATTTGATTTTATCATCAACAGAAATATTAGATTTTGTAATTTCAGATAATGCTTCTTTTGGCGATGTCACACCATTTAAAATACTACCTAATGTAGGATTAATCATGGTTGCAGCACCTAATAATACCTGACCAACTTTAGTGTCTTTAAAACGCTTTTTTCCCATTACCAATAAGATTTTAAAACGTCAACACATTTTTTTACTTTGGATTTTATCCATTCCCATACATTGCAACAAACACAATTTATGCAAGTACATTTACTTTTTTTATTTTTCATAATTTTTAATTTACAATTTTATATACTGTTTTGCCAAATTCCTTTTCAGCAACTAAACATCTATTTCTATTTTTTTTACCATCAATATAACTTACGTGAACCCAAGATGGGTTGCCATTAGGGTATGGCTCACCAAATTCCCAAATAAGTTGGTCGAAATTACAATTCAATTTTATCCATTCATACATTTCTTTATTAGAGCGATAACCATATACATCGTCAATATCAATTGCACTAGCACCCATTAAACATATATGTTGTGATGATGATGCGCCACCAATAGCTTTGTTTAATTTTTCAGACCTGAAAAAGCTATTTACTTTTATTGCACCACCCACCCATAATCGAAGTGGTTCAAAAATATTTTCTGCCAATGCCTTCATATTTTCTAGTTGCTTTGCATCAGGCACATTATCTATGCCTAATCTTTTTGCTGTGCTTGAATGTATTGCTTCATTGTAAGTAATATGCTTACTTATATTTTCCATTTATTATATTTTTATATTTATACCAGCTTTTATTGCTTCAAGTTTTCTATCCCAAAACTTTTGCACTTGCACCTCTGTAAATAATCCAATATTTTTTGTGATTTTAAATCCAATAACACCACCATATTGGTAGTCAATCCAATCATCGCCACCATAATACGTGCCATAACTATATTGTTCATCACCTTCAACTAATTTATGTACTGGTAATATATTCCCATACAAGTGCGCCCAGAATTTTGGGCGTTGATGGTAGAAATCTATTCCCAACACTGCTGATACATCAGCAAATCCACCAATCATATCTAGTTGTTCTTCATTGTATTGATTAACAATAGCACCAAAATGATTTGCTCTATAATCAGCATCACTATTAGAAATTAAATTGCCATCTTGATCAAACCATTGATAATCATAACCTAATGATTGCCCAGTATAAGGATCAGTCATTTCATATAATTGATCAGTGTGATATTGATATGCCAGATCCCACCAATTATTAGATTCTAAAAATGTGCCAATGGGCGAAAACCCATATGCCTTTTCATAGGTTCTATAAATAGCACCTACGCTTATTGATAATTTATTTCCTATTGGAAATCTTGCTCTAGCTTCACCACTTATATAATTCAAATCCTGAATTTCATTTTTCATGTATTCAGCTTTCACTAAATAATGTTTACCTAAATATCTAATAAATGCCTGGTGATTTTCAAATTCATCGCCAGTTCTACGACCTTTTTGTACTTCAAAAAGATATTCCAACCCTTTATTTATATTCCCAATGTTGCTTTTAGTACCTACATTGTTGGTTTGTGTTACAAATTTTTCTCTATTTTCATATTGAAAAAATGCAATTTTACGCCAACCATAAGTGATCATAAAATCAGCTGGGTTTTTTTCAGTCGTTTCTATTAACTCATTGTCTTGCGTTACATAAAATGTAGGCGTTGAACTAATAGGATCTGTTTGTGTATATGCGCCATAAAATGTTGAATACTTAAAAATTTCTTTTAAGAATTGAGCGTTTGCGCTTACGCTTGTAACTAGTAATAATATTAGTAATAATTTTTTCATTTTTTTTCTTTATTAAATTAATTGTTAAACCTATAATGATGCCACCACTCAATGTAGCGACTAAATCATTCTTATCAAACTTGTTATTAGAGCGTGTGCTGTCATAACTTTCTTTTAATGTGCCTACTATTAACGCACCAGCAATAGCGCCTAAAAACGCTTTATTTTTATTCTTTGTTTTTTCATATATAAGTTCATAACCTATTGTTCCGCCAAATGTACCGCCCAGTATATGACTTTGTTTGTCAGTTGGCAATAATTGTCCATAAATATTACAAGTTAGAAGCGCTGCTCCAATAAAACATTTATATGTTCTTGTAATGTGTCTAAACAATTTTCTGGTAATTTTAAACTTATTCCACCTTCAATTTTTATTATTTCTACACCATCGCTAAACAATTTAATGGTTGGCAATGATGTAATTTTTTCCTTTTGAAATATCTTTTGATTTTTAGATAAATACAATGTTTGTGTATTACAATCTTTAAAAACACTTAATGATATTTCTGAACTTTTTACAAACTCTGCTGAAAATTGTACTACGCTAATACCATCTTTTTTAACTTGCGATAACGCAGTTGATGTATATATAAACATAATTAATACAAACCATTTCATAATTATTTTGTTAGTTCATAAATTCTCTCGTCTAATTTTTTTACACTTTCCTTTATTTCTTCAACACTAGATTCAATATTATCAATTTGTAATTGTGTTTTTTCTAATGATCCACGAATCATTTCGTCTTTGAAACTAAACTCTACTTTTTGTACTGCATTGGTTTCTAGGTTTTCTATTTTTTCTGTGGCACTTGCAATGCTACCTTGCATGGTAAAATATATACCTAGTAAGGCGCTCATTCCAATGGCTGCTGATATAATTTCTCTAATACTTAAACTAAATTTACTATCTGGGTTTAATTCACTCATTTTAATTTTGTGTTATGCGATTTGATAATTCAATAATTCCTCTATAATATGTATGATCTGTAAAATCATCTTCTAAATATGTAACACCAGCGTTTTCGCTAGTGTAAACAGTAAATCCATCAGAAGATAAATCAATATAATTTGCTGGTCTAGTGCGTAATAATGCTAAACATTGTGATACCATAGAATTAACATCTAATTCGCCACCATCATCAGATACATACCTAGCGATACACTCAATTCTAGTGATCGTTTCCATGTTATATTGTGTTTGATTTTGGTCAACCTCATTGTTTGAAACTGAATAAATCCTAATGTGTGGGTAGGTTGCATTGGTAGGTACACGCCCATATACAGGCACGTTAGATGAATCAATAGTAATGTTGCTATTTAATTTGCCGATTATTGCTTTGCGTACATATTGAATAGCTTCTAACATTATTTTATAATTTTATTTAATCTACGATTAACCCTATCATAAAGATTTTTAAACCCAATTCTAGCACTACTAAAAAAGAATGGTCGTGCTGGTAAATTCACTTCACGTATTCCTTTGCCTTTAAATTGCATTGCATATGATGGTGGTATGCCAAGTTCTAACATATCATCTAATTTAACCATACCACCAGTGCCAAATTCTACATAGGGTGCGTAGATTTTATCGGCAACCACTTGAACTTGTTTACCTCTAGCACTAGCACTAATTGATTGTCTTAAACTTCCGCCATGCCTACCTTTTTTATCTTTTTTATTTTTTCCTTTTCTAACAGGTGCTGATCGTTTTGCTATCCTTACAATTTCAAGTCCAGTTCTGCCTATTTCTGTAGCCAATCCACGCCTATCAAATGCCTTTAACCTTTTAAGTTTTGTTTGCAATTTATTATAGTCGCTTTGATTAATTTTCATTGCGACCATTACTGGATGATTACCTGGTATTTTTGATGCTCTTGGCATATTAATCTATTTTAGTTGCTTTAAGTTGAACATAATAATTTAATTCAGATTGATACATTTCATTGATTCTATATTGTTCGCTCTCACCCTCTCTAATAAATATATCGCCAACTTGAATATCGTCAGCGGTCTTTTTTCTTATAATCATTTCAACATAAACCCTATGTTCACGCATCCCATTTTCCATTTTAATATCACCAGAAACTTCTTTTAAATCACACCATAGTGTTTTTACGTCAGCTAGTGTTGAATTATAACCACCATAGTTATCACTCACCCTAGTTAATCGTTTTAATGTAATACGATTTTTTAGTTTTCCAGGATTCATTATATATACATTGATCTATACGAACTTAATATGTTTTTAACAGATGTAGGTATTTCGACTTGCCCAAATCTTGAACCCCCTTCAAACACATCGCTTCTATTGTCATAATAAGTTGCTGTTAATTGCAATATAGCTTGTATTAATAAACTATCATCTAACCCACTAGTAACATATGTTACTTTAACCTTTTCTGATGCGCCCCCATCCAATTCTATGGTTTCATTATCTAACCCTAGCATTGTATAATCGGTACTAGCTGTTCCGTCAAGTGTAACACTACTAATACTAGATACAGGCGCAAAGGGTAAATCGAAAACACCATTAGTTGAATCCAAATAATACGTTCTATTTTTAGCAACAATATCACGACTTATATAGTTCTCACACCATATACGTGCTTGTGTTATCATTCTAACAATTAACGCATCATCCGCTGAAGTATCAATTCTAGCATACAATTTAACGTCAGCTGTGGTAACAATTTCAGATCCTGTTGTTGAATTAATCTTAACTTGTCGCATCGTCTTTAGTTTCTACTGATTTTTTTTTTAATTCTTTAGTTTCTCTTTTTAGCTTTGCTTCTTTTGAAGCCCAACCTTTATTTAAAAAAACTTGAACCTTTTCGTCTGGCACGTTTATATCGTCACCAGCTTCATAATTTTTTCCCTTGTTTGTCAAAGGCACTAATACTTTTAATTTCATAATATTATTTTTTGTAAAGATAAAAAAAAAGTGTCACAATATTTTGCGACACTTTTAATTAATGAAAACAATAAAATTAAACAATAACTGCAAAGTTATTAAAATTTTTTGAATATTTACCATTACGTGTAAATTTAAAAGCACTATTGCTACCAGTGTTTTTTATAATAAAGAATCCATTGAAAACTTGTACCCAAATTGCAAAGTAATCAACCTCATTTAATTTATAATATCTATTTGTAGTGTGAAGGGTTACATGAATACCACGTGGAACAACTGGTTTTGCAGTTGATTTGATTTGAATTTTTTTTAGATCGCCATTTGGTAATTCTAAAATACAATCGTAGGGTGATGCATCTAATAGTGGCATTGATACACGAAGATTATTTTTCATTGCCATAACAGCAAATCTATATTCAGCTGTACATCCTAGTAAATTACCATTCACGCTTAAAGATACAAAAAACCACGCAAATTATTTACGTGGCTTTCATGGACTAAAAAATAAACTAAAAAAACTACTTATTGTTTTTCATTTGCCATTAGTAAACTCATAAAGATTATAAATAGAAATACAAATCCTAATACGTCTTTAAATAAATATAATTGGCGTAATGAGAATAACAAAAAAGCAATACTTAAAAATATTTTTATTTTATTATTGTTCATCTATTAAAAAATGCTAACATTACAACTGTCATTGCCAGTAAAAATATTACCGCCCATTGTAATGTTTTTAATACATGGGCTTTTGCCAATGCCATTTCTTTTTTATCCTTTTCTATTTTAACTAATTGATTATAATAAATTATACAATCGTTTTTTTGTTTGTGAGTTAGATACCTAAAAGGTTTTTCGTTATATCTTTTTTTAGCGATATTATCTAACATTAGTGGTATGTGATTTTCCATTTTATTTGTTTTAAGTTATTATTGATTTAAAGTAATTTTCAAGTTCAACACACGCTTTATCATACGCCATATCAAAATCGCCTTTTAAATCCCTAAGGACATCAGCTTTAAGAAGTGGATTTAATTTTTTAAATCTTTTGCTCTCTTTCATAGATGCTTCACCATAATCTAAATCTATTACTATTTTTAAAAGTTTCTTTGATTCCATTTATTAATTATTTTACTAATATCCCATATTACTAAAAACTCTTGACATTTTATTATGTCTGTTTATAGCTTTTTGTTGTACTTCTTTTTTTGTGTAGTGTTTTTCACGAGATAACCAGTTCTTACGATCTTTTATATATCGTTTTTCTTTTTTATATTGTCTAACCCATTCCTGTACTTCTTTTTTTGTTTTTGCATAAAAGTATATACAATAAGCATTCATTAAAGAGTAGTTAGCTTGTATTGATTCTTTAGGTGCATATTGTATTCTACCCACCCATTGTTGTGAATAACTATTTTTTCTTATAGTTACTTTTAAAGGATATTTAATTTTCATTTTATTGTTTTTTAATTATTAATTATTTTTTAGGGTTTCGTAGAGCGTTTTGAAATAAATTCCTGTCCTATTTCTTTTAAGAGTTCTCGACATTGCTGTTAATGACCCCCCTATATTTTTATTTTATATTATTAATTATTGATCTTAATTCCATTGCTGTATCTTCATACTCTTTTAGCAAACTAGAATTTTCCCTTGTTGCGCCTTTTGACTTTAACATTGATACATAATTATCGCATCTACTTAATGTCGCTTTTAAATCTTTTAATTGAGTATTGTCGCTAGATTCCCAGTAAGGATATTTAATTTTCATTTTATTGTTTTTAGTTATTATTTATTTATATTCCAGAACACCCATTTGATATTCTGATTTCTTTTCTAGTTTTTTCGCATTGTTGGTTACTTACTTTCCTCATTACATTCGAAAGGTTTTTTTGATGTCTTTCACTCATATCACATAAAGCCAAATCACAAGCGTAATGAATTAATGCTAATTCTTGTTTTGTTAGTTCTATTTTCATTTTGTTTGTTTTTAGTTATTATACATCAAAAGTAATAAAATATTTTCTATTTTATACTATAATTTAAAAAAAATTTTCAATTATTTTTTGCCAACGGATAAGATAGAGTATAAAAAAAGGCGCTAAATAGCGCCCTTTTTATATAGAAAAACTACAATTATGATGCAGTTAGTGCTGTAATTGCAGAACTAAATGTACCATTAACGATACCATTAGGTAAATAAGTTGCAAGTGCAACTCTTTCAACTGCTCTAACAGTTACGAAACCATCCCTCACATTTGTTCCATCTTGGCTAAAGAACTCAATAGATACATTATCTCTAACCCAAACTTGACACGAATTAGCGAAATCACCTACTAGGAATTTCCCAGCAGTCATATTCACATTCTGTACAACAGGTACACCCATAAAACTAGGCGAAAGACCTTGATAAACTTGGTCTTTAATATAGTTATTAGTAGTGTCTTTTGTTAACAAGATTTTGTGAAAATCAGTTGGATTTAAAAGAATATAATTTGGTCTATAATTGTTTAATGCCAGCTGATTAATAGTGGCAACTAAAACGTCAAACTCATTTGGCGCAGTAACAGCTTGATAAAATTTACCATTACTACTTTCATCAAAGTCACTAGATGAATTTAATAAACCTTTTAGATTTGGTGCAGAACCAGAACCACCTAATAATTGGTCATCTTCGACTTCCATTAATTTAGCTGGTACTCTATTAGATATATAACTAGATAATTGTGGTGTATCGGCTAACATTTCTTCACTTATTCTTAAATAAGTACCGATTTTCTCAATATTAACACTAGTCGCTGTCATATCGAAATCAGTTTGCCCAAATGTAGCACCTTCAGCTGTTGCTGCTGCACCATTTGAATAACCAGATTCCTCGACATACCTAACTACATCAGAGTTAGTTGAACCAACTGGCAACATTTGTCTAATGTTTTGTGGTCTATTTGGGTCATGGTAGTAACCAGGCACACGTTGTGCTGGAATAACCTCACCAGTAAAATCAGCTGCAACAGTCATGTCAGCTTTCACTTCAAAACTTGCTGCTCTTGAATTACCTTTTCTTAATGAATCAAGCGCACCATCATTGATGGCTTTGATTAACCTACTTTTAAATGACTTATTTTCTCTTTGAGTATTTAATGATTCAATAGATTTCTTATTAGAAACTTCCATTTCATCCATTCTCTCATTGAATTTTTGAGTAAGATTGTTTATTTCACCCTTTAGGGTTTCTTCAATCTTCCCATCGGCACGTGTCTGTACCTGTTCACTAGCTTTATCAATTTTTTCGTCAATTATATTGCCTAATTGATCAAGCTGTTTTTTTACATTTTCTTCCATTTTTTACGATTTTTTTAAGGAATTAATAAAATATTTATATACTTCAAAATCGTCTTTTTTACTTTCTACATTCGGCAAAGTGACTTCTTCAGTCGGCTTTGTGAACTCTATAAATAGAGATTTTAATTTCAAAATTTCGCCCTCAATAGCATATCCAAGTTCATCAGATATATTACCTTTGCGAATTATTTTGCATAGATTGTCGTAACGCTTTGATAATTTTTCAACATCTACATTGCCTTTAACATCCAAGATTTTAGCTTGATCATTTGCAGCTAATGTAACAGCGCTAACTTCATATAGTTTAACTTCACTTATTTCACGATATTCGCCTTTGTTTTCTTTTTGTATTGGCATAATACCAACACTATTTTCTGTTAAAATACCACCTTTCATTAGTTCAACAACATCTTTACCTAGTTGTGTTTTAGCGATTTCAGCTACAAACACCAATCCCTTTTCATCTTCGTACAACTCACGCATTTTACCAATAGGTTGATTCATGTCATGTTGATATAAATATTTTACACGCTCACCATTTTCTTTAATGGTTTTTGTGTAAGATCCTTTCATAATTATATCATTATCGGAATCTTTATTTCCGAAAAAAGAACCATAACCTTTAATGATTCCAGCGTATTCGTCAGCATCCAATAATTCACCTATTGGTGTTGACTTATATATAATAGTATTCATAATAAAAAATTTTTATAAATATACGAAATATTTAACTTTATATTAGTGGTGATCCACTCATGCCAAAACCAATACTTTCAAAGTCATCAATGGCAGATGCAGATTCAACTGGAAATGGTGCTACACTACATCTACAATTTATAACTTCATTAGCTGGTGCGCCTGGTTCACCAGGATATTGTATTTGATAACCCCCTACAAAAAATGGGTCATTATAGTTAACAACTTGTCCATCAGCTTCAGCGTGTGTATCTCTAGTTCTATCATCAAAAGATGCTATCCATTCTTTTTTCATTTCATCACCAGGAAATACAGTTAATGCGCTTTGCATTGTGCCAAAGTTAGCAGCATTAGTGGCTTCGGTTCTAACTACTCTTTCGGCTTGAAATTGTGCGTAATGATTAAACTTCCTTCTTAATATTACCGCTTGTTGTGGCACACCTAACATCATAAATTCTGGATCTGTTAAAAAAGTTTCAACAATTCGCATAAATGTTTTCCTTGCAGTATTTGAAACCATGATTGCCCTAGCAGCACCGACTTGACCGCCATAATTAAAAAATCGTTCTTCCCAAAACACCTCATAATCAGTTATAGATAGTGTTTTTTTTATGTATTTTTTGTAGTTTCTAACATACCATTTAGCAAAACGCATTCCAACATTCTTATATAATTGCTTATATAATCCAATGAAATCTGTCATTTTAAATATAAAACTTGGTTGTGTTTGTCTATTTCTTAAAAATAAATCAATAGCAATGTTGTATTGTTTTTTGTAGAATCTCTTTACTATAACAATGTTTTGGCGTTCTGCAATATGCATTTGTTTTTCAAACGCCCTTTGCCAATTATCTCTTTGCTTTAACATATTCCTGGTGTGTTTTAAAAGGCATATAATATCCAGCTATTTTATGACTGCCTTCACCACCCAGTTCTATGGCACGTGCTTCAGCTAATTTTTTTGTTTTAAATAAATCCTTTTTAGCTTCTATATCTACCAATTCTTTTTTCTTCTTTTCTTTTTTTGGTGCTTTTATTTCTTCTGCTTCTTTTACTAAAAATTTAGATACATCAATATCTACTGGCTCATTAATAACATCTTCAAAATCATTTTCAACACCATTAATTGGTAGTAAATTAGCTGGAATATAATAATCATTCATTGCTTCGTCATCTTCAACTTCACCATAACTCATTGCCATACGTTTTTCATTTGGTGTTAGCCACCACGACTTTGACATTTGTTCAACTACCTTGTCGGTTTCTTCTTGAAGTTCTGGTATTACACTAAAATCAAAATCAATACATAACTTGTCGCCATACTTTGGTGTCAACCACCTATTTAATTCATCACGTATTTTACATAATTCAGGAATAACAGCATTTTGATACAATGCTTTTTTTGCTTCCTTCATGTTGTTGTAAGTGCTTGAATCAGTGTTGTTTAGTAGTTGTACAGGCACATTATATATGTTACATAAATCTTTAATAGATGTATTGTATTGTTCTATTAATGATAAATCACTAGCGCTTAAACCAAAATTAACCCATGATAATTTTTTTGGTGTTATAATTATATCACCAGCATTGTTAGAACCTTGATGTGCAGATCTGAATTTGTCTTTTAATTGTTGCGCTTGTACTTCATTCAAATCGCCTTCTTCAGACATCAACACACCACGTGCTGTTTGATTTTGCAGATATTTTACGCCTGTTTGAACTGCTTCGTTGTTGGTAGTTAGAGATCGCAGCCCAGCACGTAGTGGTGATTGCCCATACAAGTGTGTGCCAGTTCCATCGTAATAGGGGTTAAAATCTTTAATGTGACATATTTGTTCAGCTGGTATATCGAAATTACCATTGTATTGTATTTTATATTTTTCTACTGGTTGCATAATACCACCGCTTATTATTTCCATTATTTGTGAAGGCATCACATACATTTCTTTGTATTTACCTACATTTCTGCCAGTTTCAGGCGCTATTCCATAAATATATCTATTGCCAGTTAATTTACCAAATGCTATTAACTCACTAATAAACGTATTCCATGATTGTGCTGGATTTGGTCTATCTAATAATTTGTGTAATTCAGTATCTTCTATTTCTGACAATGAGCGTTTACGTAATATGTTGGATTTTTGAATAACGCCATAATCATAAACACCACTAGTTAATGCCTTATATCGTTTGTAATCAGCTTTGTTATCTATTTCATAAACTTGAAATGGTATTGTAGTTGCAGCTTTGGTTATAATGTTAATTAACGAATAGATCGTTGCGTTTTTTCTATATCCTTCATTAATATATGAATCGTCATTGTCAGTATTCCACACAACACTTTCACCTAGCCAATTATAAATAGCTTTGTTGTATTCTAGTGACGTTTTTTGATCGTTTTTTGATAATAAGGATTTCAGTCGGTCAAAGATTGATGCCATAGTAATATTCCTATAATAATTTTTTTGTAAAAATACAAAATTTTAAAGTAATTAAACTACAAAGAAATTTTTCAACAAATTTCGCTCTATTGCATAACTAGTTACATCAATATGTTCATCGTGTTTTGCATTAGGAAACGTACCCACTTGTTGTAAATATGCATCATTCCAATGGTCTTTAACAAGGTAAACACGACCCCCTTCAATGAATGGTGACGATGCTCTAGCACGTTCTATTTTAGAATATCTAACAAAATCTGTTTTTATTTCACTTACATTATAGTTAGTTTCACGCCTCAATAATTGAACCAAAGATTTGCCTGATGCTTTTGGTTCTACTAATATTAATTTAATATCAACACCACATCCTTTAATAAAATTTGTAATAAATGTTTTTAATTCTGGCATTTCTAAATACTTATCAATGCTTTTAAGCACATATAGATTATCATTTGATTTGCCGCTAATTTGTATTCCAGTTGGATCGTTTCTAGTGTCTTTTGTGTATGCACCATCAACATACATTTCCCATTGCACATCGCTAGGTAATTCGGCTTTATTAATAATATTAAACCAATCTTTACGCCATTCACCGCCTTCTTCAGGCGCTGGTTCTTGCATATATTGACCACTAAATGTAAACCTATCTGCTTGTCTTATATTCTCTAACTCTTTAAATGAATGCTTACTAGACCATAATGGTTTGTTGTTTTTATCTATTGCTGGTAGTTTTAAATGATACCATTGTTCACCGCTATTGCCATCTAATAAAAACCCACTCAAATCATCTTCATGAAGTCGTTGCATTATAACTATAATAGGCACACTTCTATCATTAACCCTAGATCGAATAGTAGTGTTGTATCTATTGTTAATAAATTTTCTTCTAACATCACTAACAGCATCATCTGGCTTTAATGGATCATCAATAATTATAGCACCCCCATTACCAGCACCAAATCCAGTTATAGCGCCACCACTAGCAGTAGCATACACACCACCCCCTTGAATAGTGTACCATTTCTTTTGGCTTTGACTATCTTTTTTTAATTGCATATTCCATAACCTTTGGTAGGAATCGCTTTGAATATATTCTCTAGTTTGAGAACTATTATCAAGGGCTAATGCATCACTATAAGATAAATGAATAAATCTAGCTTTAGGATTCTTTGCTAAACACCAGGATATATACATTTTAACAGCTAATTCTGTCTTGCCATATCTAGGTGGTATATTAATAATTAAGCGCTTTATTTCGCCTTTATGTACCTTCTCTAATACATTGGATAGCGTTTCATGAAATTGAGCCACCTCAAATTTAACACCAAAACTCTCTTTAAATATATATCTGGTGAAAAATAAAAGAGAATCCTCGCATTTCTCTTTAATAATGCCGCTAATATTCGCCATTTAGTATTTCGTCAATTTTCTTTTGGGCTTCAGGTGATAGTTTAGTTGTGCTTATATCTGCATCTACCTGTATGTTTTGACGTTCTATATATCCCCTTTTGCGCCCTCTTGTTTTTAATAGAAATATAGTTGCTGTTGTATTGCCTTCCATTATTTGTTGATGCAAATTGGTTTCAGCAAAATCTAACATTACATTTTCCAAATCTTCAACCTTTTGTTTGTATTCACTATCGGTTTTTAACCATTCATAATGAGTAGATCTGCAAATACCAACCATAATAGCAGCTGATGATACAACCCCCATTGTTTTTTCAAGGGCTTTAATCATTGCTTTTTTAAGTGTAGGATTTTGTCGTTTTCTTCCCATATTTTAACTATATTTTTTGTAAAGATACAAATATAATTCCCAAATTTTTTTATGCAGATCAACCTTTTTATATGTCTTTGGTGATACTTTTCGTTTATTTTTATTGACTATTTCAATTTTTGTACCACGCTTTGTGGGTAATGCACTAACGTATATGTCATTGTTAATGCACCATTGGATGGCTTTATAGTGTTCGCTAGTTAATGATATTTTTGGTGGTTGTTTTGGCAATTAGAAGGGTATATTAGTATCTTTTATTACTTCTAGTTTTTTATTTTCAACCCCTAATGCTTTATAAACACCACCATTATAGAAATCAGGTGCAATTTCAAAATTACCTAATTGCCCATTTTCTTTTCGTTTAACCTTTTCAATATATATTTTAATAACATCGCTTTTGTATTTTGATTTTTGTCCAATGCATCTATATACGATTAAACCATTATATGCTTTATTAAAAAAATCAGCACTACCAGAAATATCATACAATGTTGGTTTTTTATATGTACCCTCGATTGATTCAATTTTTCTAGGGTGCGCCACTAAAAAAAGATGTGTTTTTGTTTGTTGACAGAATTGTGTTATTTGTGATAATATTCTACCTACATAGGAATAATCACGTTGTGCAGAATGATCTAACATATTATAGGGATCAATTACACAAATATTAATACCTTTTTGAAATACTAATTCCCTAAATGCTTTTAAAATGCCTTTTAGGGTTAGATTTTCCAAATCAATTTTAATCCAATTAAAGTGATCCTGAATAAAATCTTTAGTGTTATTTAAGTCATCATTAGTACAATTTTTTTCATTTAATTTATTGGCTATTCTTTTTATATGTCCTTCATATGGAAATGATTCAGGTGAAAACATTGCACACCTAAAACCATAATGAGTTGCAAGATTGCAGCATATTTGATCAACAATATCAGATTTTCCACTATTCGGAATGCCCGTTACCACGCTCCATTCACCCAATGCTAATTTGAAGAAATTATCTGAATTACCCATTTTAATAGAATAATTTTTTATTCCCTTTTCATTAAAGTTTAATACATTTTTCCAAATATTATCAATATTTAAAACCCCTTCCAATGGAAAGTTTTTTGCTTTTTTGATTAAATCTCTTAATACTTCTTTACCTTCTTTAACAAGGGTTTCATTTGCATCTTTATAATCACCAAAATCAACGTATTTACATTTATAAAAACCAAAACGCCTTGCAAGTTCATTTCTTAATAACAACCCAGCTTCGTCATTATCGGTACATAATACAATGATTTTCTTATTTAAAAAATACTTATAACAATTATCTAGGTATTCTAATTTTTGATTGCCTTTTGATGCACCATTAGGCACACTACAAACGCTGTACATACCAGCTTCATGCATACTCAATGCATCTATTTCACCTTCAGTAATATATACAATATCTAATTTTTCTATATTATCAAGTCCATAAAATATCATTTCCGCACCTGAAACCATTTTAAAGTTTTTTTGCGAATCCCTATACTTTACATTCACTAATTTATTATCACGATAATAATTGAAATTAATTACACGTCTTTTTTTGTTGACTTGTGGCATATATTCTAATGATTCGCCTATTTTCCAATGCAGTAATGTGCTTTCACTAATGCATCTAGTGTCGAACCATTTTAATACACGATCATTTATGCCTGTGGATTCTTTGGGTGGTATGGCATAATCAATTCTGGTTGAAAATTTTGAAACGCTCCCAGCCCATCCACAGTTGTGGCAATTATATAGTCCTTTGTCCACATCAACAGATAAACATTCTTGTCTTTTGTTTTTTCTTGATTGAGAACATTTTGGGCATTTTGTTTTGAATTGACCATTTCTTTTTTTTAATGCAATACCTAAATTGCGTAGTTCACCTAAATTACTCATTGTTTATTGTTTATTGTTATAGCAAATATACTTATTTTATATTTCAAATATTTAACTCATTAAATTCTAATAATTTTGTTTTATTAAGCACATATGCTTCTACTTTAGTCATTCTTAAATTAGATTTTTTAAAGATCATTTCATTAGTAGCAAATCCTTCAAATCTATATTTAGGGTATTTACAACTAAACAATGCAAACAAATGACAACAACTCTTAGCATATTCTGGTATCATTAATGGGTTTTTTGGATTCCTATTTACTTTAACATCTATGGTTTTATTTTTATACATACAATCATAATTATCAGTACCTTTTATTTTACTAGTATTATGAATTTTAAAATCAGGGTGAATATTAAATTCTCTACAAAATATAAGTTCAGCGCCAAAACCAACAACATTTAATTCGGCATCTTGTTTATCAGCAACAGTACCATAACCATTCCAACCTGTGTTTTCTTTATTTTTTTGTCTTTCATTTGCTACCAATTCAACAATCATTTTTTCTATTTTGTCTAATGTAAAAACTTGACCTTTTTTCATTTAATATCATTTATTTTATTTAACAATGTATCAATGTCGTTTTTAGATAGCATTGTTTTTAACATTTCAAAATCAATATCTCCATTAATTGTTTTTAGCCCAATAGATATATTGCCCAATGGATCATTATATTTATAGAACTTAATGGCGCTAGGTATTTTTCTTTTAATGCTATTAATATTATTTTTTTGTTTATACATAAATGCGTCAATATATCTAACGCCATCCCTATTATAATTTCTTAATTTAACTAAACTTAAAAAATTAGTTTCCCAAAAGGGATCATTTCTTAATTCTTTACATCTAATATACACTTCACGTAGATCATATTTATCCAGGCGTTGTACTTTATCTAATATATCCATCCATTTATTTATTGCTGCTTTTGTCTTGGGGCGATTTTTTTCAGGAAATAATTCAATAAAATAACCAAACGCTGAATTCACTAATGGGTCAAATTTTTCAGTGTTTGGTATATTATTACTTTTTATAGTATTAATATTATACTTAGTATTAATACTATTATTACTTTGTTGTT